CCCTCATTGTCCAGGTCGGGCAACGCCCCGCGTGTCGCCATGACGTCGGTCAGATAGATCGTGTCGGCGCCCTCGCCGCTGGACGATTGTACTAGCTGCACCCGCCCGTACACGCGGTCGTAGCCTCGGGCGGCGCGGGTGGGCGTCCGATCCGCAGGCGGCGGTGTGCCGCGTTGCGTCTCGACCCACTCGGTCGCAGCTAAAACACGCTTGGCGGTTTCACGGCGAAAGAGTACCATCGCTATACGCTCGGCAGTGAATTAAAATCCAGTTCTGGATAGACGTTGAATGTAAGCCACACGGCGTCGTTGCTGGTCGGGTTTTGGATCGCCTGCCCCTGGGAATCCAAAAGCACCGGCGAACTCGGGGCCATGCCGTTGATCAGAATGGGCATCCGCTTGGTTTCATCGCCGACCTTTTTCTTTTCGTTGTAGCCGCAATTCAGCAGGCGCGGCTGCCAGCCGTAGGCCGTCGGCGAAATGATGGCACTATAGCTCACCTCGCGATACGCCACGCCCTGCTCATAATGCCATTCCGAAATCTCCAGGCCGTCGATCCGTGCACATTTTGCCAATATGATCAGGCCGTCGATGTACCATGCTGAACTATTGATTGCGTTCCGATAACTCAGGACCCAGGCAGGCACCGCCGACAGGTTCTTCGACACGGAGACCACCGGCAGTTTCACGTCGATCTCTAGCGGCGGATCGAAGGCGTCGCCCGCCGTGTTCAGGATCGGGTTGCCGCTCGAGTCGTAATACACCGGCATCCGAACCGATGTACATCCCCAGCGGATTCGGGCCGCCCGATTGAGCGGCGGTTGCTGAGACTGGTTGCCTTGCTCATTCGTCGGCGTCTGATACTGGGCCTCCACGATCCAGCCATACGGGCCGACCGGCGTGGCTTCGATCCGGGTGCAGTAGGCCGCCGAACACCGCGGATGCGCGTGCCCGAGTTGCGGGGCACCGGCGTCGGAAAGCACGTTATACTCTGTCGCACCTTGTTCTGTGCGCACCAGCCACGTGCGGCGGAACGAGGCCGAGGCCCCCTGCCGAAAATCCAACGTGTATTCGCCGGACAGCTTCCGTGCTTCCAGCCATTCCATGGCTTAGATCGCTTCCTGTTGTTTCAGAGCCCGTTCGATCCGATCCAATCGTTCCAGCATCGCCTGGGTGTTGCGGGCCGTCTTTTCTTCTGGGCCTGCTGTCCTGGATTGGATCGAGGCCCGCAAGATCGTGGAGTAGGCTTCCGTCGTCCCATAAGCGATCGCCCCGGCCCGCATTCCAGCCACACGGCGGGCCTCTTCCAATTGCCGCCCGGCAATCCGTTCCCGTTCGGCGGCGATCCAGCGGTGCATCTGTTCGACGGACAAAAGACCCCGCTGCCAGAGGTCCATGACCTCTTGGATTTTTTGCTCATACTCTTCCAGCGGCGTCAGCAGCGAGCGCTGAATGTCTTGCGCACGCCGGATGCGTTCCTCCTGCTCCTGCTGGATACGACGCTGCTGGTCCAGGACGGCCTGCTTTTCCCGTTCAGCCGCCAACCATTGATCGACAATCGCCGTCGATAGCCCCAGCTCCTGCCTGCGGCGGCGGTGCATTTCGGCCTCGACGGCCAGATCATCGAGACCGCGTTTGCGCAGCTCGATTTCCAGTCGCGTCTTTTCGACTGCTTCCTGCAGGCCGCCCAGCTCCTGATCGATTTCGCGATTCACGCGCGCTATAGCCTGCTGAAGTTGCCCCGCCCCCACGCGCACCTCGGGGCCGAATACCCACGTAGCCCCGCTCACGTCTAAATTGGCCAGCGCCGTCTGGAGGTCTTCGAGCGTTGCGATCAGTTTCTCCGGCCCCTCCAGACGTTGCGACTGCTCCAGGAATTGCAACGCACCGGATTTGCGTTCCTCCCACGTGAGCCCGGAGATTTGCTTGATTTTCGGCGGACGCCACGACGCATTGATCGCGGACGATTGCTGGACAGCCTTGGCGGTCTTATTGATCTCTTGGGTTAATTCCGAAAATTCTTTTTTCGATTTTTCCATCGCCTGCGTCTGCGCTTGCATGTCTTCGGAGACTTTCGCAAACGCTTGATCTACCAGCACATAGACGCCTGCAGCGCCTGCTAGGCCGATAAGCACCTTAGCCAGCCCGGCTGGGCCTGCAATGATCGCCTGCGCGACAGCCGACGCGGTGGCTAAGGTGCGAAGCGATTTGACCACGACGGCAATGACCGCGGGCACGCCGCGAGTAATGATGACAAATGTGATGATGGCGGCCGTCAAGGGCGCCCAATGCTGCAAAGCGCCTCCAACGAATGTCAACATCTGGCCGAGCAGCTCGACCAGAGGGTTTAACGAAATCAGCACCGTCATAAAGCCTTCGCCGAGCTTCTCCAGGGACGCATGGAAATCTTTCCACATTCTCTGGAGCGGCGTCATTTGTTCTGCGGCCATCTTCGCCGCGGCCCCTCCGGCTTCCTGCATCGCGGCGACAAACTGTTGCAACTCCGAAGCCCCCAGGGCCATCTGGAGAATCATGTCGCGTGTGCGCTGCTCAAGGCCCAGAGAAGCAGCCACCGCGTCTCGTTCCGCGGCGCTCATGCCACGCAACCGGCCGCCAAGATCGGCCATGATCTGCGATAGCGGTCGAACGTTTCCCTGCGCGTCGTAGAACGAAATGCCAAGCTGCTGCCAGACCTCGACGTTCTTTTGTGCACTATCACGCAGGTCGCTGAGCACCATGCGATACATGGTGCCTGCTTCAGCGCCCTGTCGGCCTCGAGCGGCGAAGAAGGTCAGCGTGCCGACAAGCTCGAACACACTCTGATTCGCAGCAGCCGCAGCCGCCGCGGCATGACTGCTGAGCGCTTCGCCCAATTCAGCGGCGGTGGTCGAGGCAAGCCGAGAAGCGTGGGCAATAAGGTCCGCCATGGCGCTAAAATTCCGGCCTGTTTCTTCGGCGGTTTTACCAAGTAGCCCTAGAGCAGAAAGGGTGTTTACTATTTGTTTAACGCCCAGGCCCGGCTCCACGCCAGCGGCCCGTGCATAGGTAAGCGTCTGTGGCAGCGCTTTAAGCGCCGCCTCGGTCTTCAGACCCGCCGAATGCAGCTCATAGAGGGCCGCGGCGGCCTCGGTGGCATAGTAGCCTGTAGCACGGGCCGCCTCTTGGACCGCCTCGCGGGCCTGCTCGCGAACGGCTGGCGTAACGTCCTGAGCAATCGACATCGCCCGGCGGAACGCCTGCTCAAACTCCTCTGCCGCCGACACCGCCGTCCGAATACCGGCAAAACTCAGGTATCCGGCAAGCATGGATTTCAGTGCGCCGGCAAACTGCTGGGCCTGCATTTGCAGAGACCGCAACGCACTGGTCGCCTGTGCGGTATTCGCGGCGATGTTGATGACGATGTCGCCTACCATGGCCCTGCACCTTTCAAATGTTCAGCTTCCCACGCCAAAAACTCGCACCACTCCCGCCACTGCTCAGGCGTGATTTCGTCGAGCATCTGATCTACATCTGCATAGCCCAGCCGAGCGGCCAGCATGTAGGCCATCAGCCGCTCCGGGTTTTCGGCGAGTTTTTTTCCGACGCCTGCATCCCGATATGCTCTTGGATGGCACGCGATAGCCGCGTGGTTACCGCGCTATCCCATTCCTGGATGGCCGGGATGTCGGCCTCGGAAAAAAGCAGTTTGCCGTCCTCGCCCACGACGCACGCCTGGATCAGTCGGGCGTCGAAGGCGGCCTGCTCACGCGGGTCGATCCGGCCGGTGTCCGGGTCGATCAGCGGCGCAAGCAGCGTTTGGAATTCACGCTGGGTCAGGCTCTGAATGCGGAACGTGTGTTCCGCATCCTCCAGCGCGATCCGCACCTCTCGGTAGCGGCGCCGGCGGAATAAGTCGGACACATTATTCATGGTTTTCCTTTCGTTCGACTCAGAAACTCCTCGTAGGTCCGCTCGATGGACGCACGCGTCCGGGCCCGCAGGATCGGATCGCACCAATCCTCGATCCGACCCTCGACCGGCTCGGCCACGCCGAAGGAAATCAGGCGGCGAGCCTGTCGTTCGGACACCTCCAGCACATCGCCCACCTGGGCTTGCTGCCCCATAGGCGAGGCGAACGTAATGCGAATTCGCACCGCACCGGCCACGGCTTATCTCCTTACGCCGAAGACGACGCCGCCACCGGGCAGACCGTGATGAACGTATATTCCTGTTTGAGGATTTCGCGGCGGCTCACTTCGGAGGGGTTTCGCGACATGCCGACGCAACGGTAGGTGCGCGACTGGTTGCCAGGCATGGTGATGCGGACGTAGATCGGTTCATCCGCATCCAGTTCCGTGGCCGCCAAGTCGTCCAAGTCCTGATGGACCGAATTCGCAGGATCGTAGGCCACCGTAGCGGTGATGTCGCCGCACGAAAGCCCCGTGGGCACCTTCTCGGCGTATGGGCTGGAGGCATCCAGCAGATGGATTTCCTCCGAGTCTTGTTTCTCTTCCGGCGGCTTGAAGCTGGCCGCCTGAGGGATGGCGGTATAGGTATCGCCATCCGTCGAATACTCGATTAAACCTCCTTTACCTGTGCGCACTGCCATCGTTCGACCTCCTTGTCTAGCGGGTTAACGTTTTCGCATTTTGCGGATTTCCTTAATGAGCCAGCGTCTTGCCTCACGCACGGCCTCCTGCTGTGCGGAAGCCGCGGCTTGCGGCAAAATCCCACGAAACAGCGCATCGACTTTCCCCCGATTCGCGCCGGTACGGGTTTTCCGCGGACCTGTGCCGAGGACCAGCCAATGAATGTTCCGGTGGGTGATGCCTTTCTCCTTTTTGGTGTTTTTTCGCACTCCAAAGCCGACCTTCGCCTTATTCTTCCGGACGCTTACGCCCAGCACCGCCCGGGCGGCTTTCTGAGCACGCCGAGACGCTCCGCTTGCCGAAAGCAACCTTGACGCCTTGCGTCGATACGCACGCAAAGCCGCCCGTAGCGCTCCATTCCGTAATCGCTGAGGCAACTGTTGCCGCAACTGCGAAATGAATCCGTCGAGCCGAGACGTATCTATCGCATAAATGATCATGTCTTTACTAAAATGAACGACACATCGGCCCGGTATTCCGGGCGGTCGGATTCCTCGGCCACCAGTTCCGCCGAGCCGACATACCCGGTCCAAAACCACGTCCACGTTTGACCGGCGTCCGCGACATCGACGCCGTCTTCCTCGGCGACGGAAGCGGCCAGGCTGTCCGCTTCCTGCCGGGTAGAGGCCCAGAGGCTCACCGACCCGGTGTATTGGACGGCTTGCACCCCGTCGAGCGTCTCAATCGGCTCGGCGCCGGAGACCGAATAGGTCGCCGCGGGCAACTCGTCCTCCTGGTAACGACGGTCAGGTCGGATACGCTCTTCGACCGTCGATCCGATGGCCGACTGCACCACGCTCCGTACCACCTCAGCCGGAGTCATATTCGCGGGCCTCCAGCACCAGGGTTACGCCTTGCGGCACGATCGAGGCGATCTCCGCGGTTCTGACGCCTTCGCGCAAGTGAATCTGCACCTGGTCGCGGACGCTGAGTCGCCCGATCAGGCCGTCCCGCCAGATCGTCAGCCGATAGACAAGCCCGGAGCGGACCTGCCCGGCCTCGTCCACCTCGGCAAGAGGCTGGATTTCTACGGCGGCCAGCACGCGGGCCAGGTGCTCGTAGCTGTCGGACACTTGACCTGTGGTCTCGTCCGTCGTCGGAATACGACGCAGGATGTACACCGGCGTTGTCATGCTCTCTGCCACGAGCGCCATAGGTCGGCATCCTCCAACGGAGAAATATCCGGGATCGCGACGCTGCTTTTCGCCTCCCAGCTACGCGCCACTGTGCGGAGCACGGCCAGGCGCAAATCCGCTGGCACGTCCGCCGCCGTCTCGTAGCCCACGGTGCAACGCAGTCGGAGCCGGTAGCCGGAACCGACAATTGCCGTCTGCTTGGGAGCGACAGAGTTCAGGTAGAATTTTGCGACCCGCCCTCCGGTCTCCAGCAGGTATTGGTCTTCTGTCAGTTCCGTCTCGACGTTTTGGCTATTCACGAGCACCGCCTCATCGAGGCTCACTAGCGGCGGCTGGGGAATCGCCACGGCTTCGCCAAACGGCGGAAGCGGCGACCACAGGTCGATCTGCCGCCGGGTCGTAGCCCGACCGCTGTAGCGTTCGACGGCCTCGGTGGCCGCCTCAATGTAGGCGGCCAAGAGCGGCGTCGAATAGCTGTCCGGCAGGCCGAGGTATTCCTTCACCTCAGCCTCGCTTACGGGCCAGACGGCGCGGCTTTGGGGTACTGTCTGGACATACATCTTCAATCTCCTTGGTAGGCGGCGGAGTGCTATCGTCTTCAAAGACGACCGCTAGTCCCAGCGCCACCCATTCCTGGGCCGCTTCGATGGGAATCTCTTGAGGCGCGCACAGAATCTGCCGCGCCCCCAGAGACCCATACGCGGAGGCAATCGGTTCACGCAATTGCACCCTCATGGCCGGGCTCCTTAACTAGAGCTTTCGGCGATCTGCAGGGCGCCGATGGCCTTCGAGGTGGTCGCGGCGGCCAAACCGGCGTCGAAGTCATACAGGGCCAAGAAACCGACCGCGTCGTACTGAGCGTAGGTTTCCTGAAGAACTTTGAGGATGATCCGCGGCACCTCACGCAGGACGTAGCGGGTGAAATCACCGAACAGGACCACCTTTTCACCAGCCGAGACCGACGACGGCATGTCGGGGTTATAAACCACCGGAAAACCGAACAGACGATCCGGCTGCTGACCGGTCAGATCACGCCAGACGATGGGCTGGTTGTTCTGATCGGTCAACTGGTAGAGCAGGGCCGCGATCGATTCGTTCATCATCCACTTGCACCGCGGCCGGTACACGGGATCGACGGCGATCATCAGATCGTGCAGTTCTTTCCAGGTGAACGCCGAGGTCGAAGCGCTGGTCTTGAGCACCGGAGCGGCGACCTGAATACCTTCCGGCTGACCAGCGAGGCCGGTGCCGGTCGTGAGCAGGGCATTCAACGCCCGCCCGATCCGCGAGCCCAACGCCCGAATCACCAGCCCCTCGACATCGACCGCCGCATCTCGGAGAAGCGTACGCCCGATCACGACAGGCTTCGAGTGGATCGTCTTGCAGTTGAGCGTCAGGCTGGTGATGGACGGATTGACCGAGGTCGCCAGATCAATGGTCGAAGTTACCAAGGCCCCAGTGTTGGACCGGTCGTCAAAAATGGGAATGACCTTTTGGTCCATCTGGGCCGTGGTCATCACCTCACACACCTGACGCACCACGGCGTAGGTATCGATCTCCTCGATGATCCGATCCGAGATCGTCTTCGGGATCACGTCATCGCCGTCCGTCGCTCGGGTGATCGGCGATACCGCGGCCAACGGAATCTGGATTTCCCGCTGGCGGCTCCAGCCGACCTCTTCCAGAGCGGCCATCTCATCTTGGGTAACAGGCTCACCAGCTTGCTGACGAAGCCAGGCGGCCAAGGGGAGGCGTTTGGCGTGTTTCTGCCGAACGCCGGTCAGCGGGGCCGCGGGCTGCCAATCCTGTAATGCGGCCTCGATCTCTTGACGGAATCGTTTGCCGGCGCGTTCGCCGAACTGATCCGCCGTTGTCAGTACATCATTGATCACTTCCTGCGACATGAGCACCTCCTTGTGCAAAACGAGAAAGACCAACCAAAACCACTTCCTTGAGTAGGTCCTCGGCGGGCAAATGGGCGCGCAGGTGGGCGCGGACCCGCTCCCGATCCTCAGCACTCAGGCCGTCGGTCTGCGACAGACGAGCCAGCGCATCGCGCACTCCAGCCAGCGAGGCTTTGTTTCGCTTGGGATGATTGGGCGGGAAATGATGCGGCAGTTTCAGATCGCCGAACGTGTCCAGCGACAACGCAAAGCCGAAATAGCTGGCGATCCGGCGCCGTTCTGCCGTCGAAAGCTCGTCCCACGAGCTATCGGTGAAATCTTGTAGCCTGGGTTTTTCCCATTCGCCTTCAACGCCTTGGCCGTCGCCGCCGGGTGGATTGTCCGGCACGTAATTCTGAGGCGATTTCGCAAGATCGGCAGTCTCTTCTGCCTCTTCTTCCTCTGCCG